TTGGTAACGGTACTGATGTTGTAACTATCGCACCAACATTTGCAGCTTACTCTGAAGTAATTGGCCGTATTATTCTTATCTCTAACACTTCACAGTTTTACATTAAGAGATGGACTTCATCGGCTATCGATTTATCATTTGGTGGACTCAATACTTTATGGTTAGAGAATAGTTCTAATAAGCCTTACACATTTGCAGGTGTGGCTATTGTTAACTTAGAAGTTAAAGATGGCTGGTTGTACGCTACACTAAGCACCGTAGGTCAACGTGGTGTTCTATACATGGACTTACGTTCACACTGTGACTTCGGATATTCTTATGTAACATCACCGATCATTGATACTTCTGATGTGGCATTCGGAAAAACTATTCAAACTATTGAAGAGTTATTCGATTTAACCTCTACGATGCAATTTGAATATAAAACAGCGGCTACTTCATCGGACGTTATCTTCGATGATCCAGATACAGGATGGACTACTTTTGAGCAAGCATCTGATCTATCTGCTGTATCGTTTAATAAGTTCACTCAAGCAAGAATCTGTTTTGATATTGCTGTTGGTAACGTAAACACTCCAGCTCAAATTAATTCTTTATTCTTATCTTACATCGGTAAGGGTGAGATTTCAGATTATTGGACTGGATCAGTAGATAACACTTCTCTTTCTGCTGCATCTCCAATGTATGTAGCATTCAGATTAAAATACGCTTACGATACGTCAATCCCTACGATGTACTTACGCGGTTATGATGATACTGGTTCGTTAGTCTATAACTTCAATACGGTTACAGACTCAGCTATTTTTGAATACACAACAAACAACGGCACTAGCTGGACACCATTTGGAACTCCAGCAAACACAGCATTAACTACAGAAGTTAGAGCATTAATCTCTTCGCCTAACGGCAATAGAGTTACATGGTCTTGGATGGAGGCATAAGATGCCTAACAGCCAATACTTCGGTGATGAGTTTACAGTTAAAATGCCAAGCGCGGCACTCGGTAACGTGGCTGCCCCTGTATTCTCAGGACTAGCTTCGCTAGTTGCTGATGATGATGGTTCTCTAGTTGCTGGCTGGGCTGCGGCTACTGGATCGGCACAGGCACCGATTTCGTATGCTGTCTATGTTTCTCTAGGCTCTGTATCTGCTGGTGTTTTATTTGTTGATGCTAACATCATCGGAAGATTTGATGGACTATCAGCAAGATTCTACACGCTTCCAGATAACACTACATTTTTAAATAAAGATGAAACCTATACTGTAGGTGTTAGGGCTGTATCAGCTAATGGAATTTCTGAAACGAATACTGTTATCGATACTGAGGTTTGTTTGGGTGTAAACCTAAATGATCTTGAACTTGATGTAGCTGTTATTAAAAAACTAGCTAAAACCATTCTAGGGAATGTAGTCTAAGGAGAAAATAAAATGCTCGACACTTTAGCAAATGTTAAAACAAGACTAGGCATCACAACCTCCGACGATGATGTATTTCTTACTCAACAAATAACACTAATATCCGATGTTATAGAAGCCTATTGCCGCAGGAAGTTTTCCTCTGCAAATTGGATTCAAACTTTCTATAAAGAAGATTTGGTAAATACAAAGATACTGGAGCTATACCACTTCCCTATCAGCACTCTCACTTCTATAACTGTAGACTCAGTTGTAGTTCCAAACATAGATATTAGAGTTCACAAACCAACAGCCCAGCTACGAAAAGAAGATGGAAGCATGTTGTATGGTAGTAAGATTGTTGTGGAGTATGCTGCTGGGTATGCATCAATACCGACACCAATACTAGAAGTTTTAGATTCTCTAGTAGGTGAAAGATACAACAAGAAAAAATCTGGGGTTAATTTAAACTTCGGTAGTGATGTGCAGCGCATTTCAATCCCAGGAGCCATCAGTATTGATTTCGACTATTCTCTTGCCAACAACGAGCGCAAGTCTTCATACGGAGTTATCATAGGAAACTATGCCAATGTTCTGGATGACTGGAGATCAGAGAGATCAGTTATAGGTTCTGGAAAAGTTGAGTATGTTGAAGCAGGTACTCCGTAATGATGAAGACAGCCTTGAATGCAGTATGCAGAATTCACTCCAGAGTAGGTACTTTAAAACGCCTCGGGGCAGTAGATATTTTTTCTCCTTGCAGACTTACTCCTTCTAACTATTTCAGATTTCTTCGTGGCCCAGAGTACACCACGATAAAGGGAGTAGAGTATGTAATCCCAGTAGACACTATGTTGGGACAATACTCACAACTACTTTCTTTCAGCCTCGTGCCTGATGCAGGGGCATTTAAAATTGTTTTAGGATCATTTACTACTACCGATATTGCATTCAATGCAACGGCTTCAGATATTGAAACGGCTCTAAGGCTACACCCACCTTTAATAAATGTTGTGGTAACAGGAAACTTTACACTGGGGTTCAGCATAGTGTTTACTGGATTTTCTGTGGCACCAGCGCTGGGATCAGTAGCAGACTTATTATTAACAAACTCTAGCAACCCGGTTTCTTGTACATTTAAAAACACTTACGAAGTGTGGGCTGACTTAATTAAAAAGGGCGATAGAATTATTGATGGGAATAAGCAGTGGACTGTAGATGAGATAATAGAGATTCATAATCTAGGAGCATCTGTAATGGCTTGGAGGGTTCGCTGTGACTAAGGAAGTATGGAAAGAAGTTAGGGATTCGGAAGGACTATATTTTGTCAGCAATTTAGGCAGAACGAAATCCTTCCACCCACGTTTCTATAACATGGCGGGGAAAGTAAAGACCCGTAGTTTTAAGGTGTATGCAGAGATGTTCATAAGAGTTCCAGGAAGAAAACTAATTCGCGTTTCAGTGCACAGAGCAGTATGGGAGGCATTCATGGGGCCAATACCCATTGGGCTTGTTATAAATCATAAGGATGGAGTTAAAAGCAACAACAGCCTGAGTAATTTAGAAGTAGTAACTCCGGGAGGAAATTTAAAACACGCCTATGATACTGGACTTAGAACTAAAAAATTTGGGGCTGGGAACCATAGAGCAAAACTTTCCTCCAACCAAATTATACAGATACGAGAGCTACTTCGAGAGGGAATTTCCCAGAGCAAAATAGGGAAACTTTATGGGGTACACCAGTGTACTATTTCGGATATAAAAAACAGGGTAACAGGATATTAAGGAGCAAAGATGGGAGCCGCTTTTCAGGTAGCCATGCACACCACTCGCAGAGGTAAGACAACTTACGCAGTGGAGTCAGAAGGTGGTGAGATGGACTTACAAGATTTTCTTGAGTTCACTAAAACTGCACTTATCATTACTGCGGATGCTGTTCTAACCGAAGAGCAAAACAGAGGATTCGATAAATTTCCGCTATTCCTAGTAGATGGAAAAAGAAATAGAGATGTGCGCACAGTATCTCCTCTAGGGCAGATTGAGTTTGTAGCAAGACAGGCAATGCAAGAAATGGTTCTGGAGGCGTACCAAGGAATCCTAAATAGATCAAAAGTTCTAACTGGTAAGTACAAATCATCCCACTATGTGTTTTTTAAAGGAGTTCAGGTAGCTACTGATCTTGAGTCTTTGCAAAAATGGTTTAAGTCAGAGCCACAGTTTAAAGACGGAGATACTCTTCGCATAGTAAACATCCAGCCATACGGTCGTAGATTAGAATTACTCGGAGTAACTGCCGGAAGATCGGCAAAGAAGTTCGACTACAAAGAAAGAAAGAAAAAAGGCGGAGGAAGTATAGTTCACAAACTTAAAATTCCTAACGGGGCTTACAGCTTGACCGCAAGATCAATAAAGTCTAAGTATAAACAAAACGCTACAATTAGATTTTCATTTTTATCTGGAGCGGAGATGGGACTAACAGGCACATTTAAAACAGGGAGAAAAGGAAAGAACTCTGTAGGAAGGCCTTACCTGTATCCAACAATAATATTCAGAGTTCAAGAGAGAGGGATCACATAGCATGTCTAGTTCCAATGTCCGCACACTTGTAAAAGACTTTTTAACAGCAGAGATTCCCTCTGAGACCGTTGTAGATTTGACGGCGCAATTTGATGATGTGAAGGAAATGCTAACCGACCAGTACTCACTTCAACCCGATGCGCCGTGGCTTGGGATAGATTTCCAAGGAGACACTGAGGAGCCAGTTTCCCTCTCCGCAGATAATGAAAAAGGATTATACCGAGAATTCGGCCAGATACAGCTACACATTTGCGCAATGGCAAAGATTGGAGTAGGTGCGTCTTTACTAGCTCGCGCAGAAGTATTGCGTAATTTATTTAGAGGCCGTAGAATCGAAGGCATAGTCGTGGAAAGTGTGAGTCCTCTAAATACTGGCCCAGGCGCAACTCTGGAATTTGAAAATGGGTATGTATCTGGAACAGTGATAGTGGCATATCATTTCGATCTTACGCCGGGAATTTAATTTTAAACAATAAGGAGATAATAAATGTCAAGTTCAAATTTAGTAAGAATCGGCTATAAAAAAGAAGCGACCTACGGAGTTACTCCGGCAGCAGTTGCGGCTCAAGGAACATTAAACTTAACAGCGGACATTACGCTAGTGAGTGTTAAAAAAGGTTCTTTGAGAAACACAGGAACTTTCACACTTCAGGTTCTCCCTGCTGCTGCGAATCCTACCAACACAATTTTATTTGCATTCACTGGAACAGCAAACGCACTTGTTTGCACAGTGACTCCGAATGATGGTACTAACAACGGCGCTACGCCTGTAACAGTAACTACTGCAAACCTTGTTGAGTTGATCAACACCGGACTGGTTACTGGAAAGTTCCCTACTATCACGGACGCAAGCTCTCTTCGCGCACTTCAAACTGCTACTGGTGGGGATACTACTCCTCTTGCAGACGGCGGTGAAGGTGACGGAGTGGTAGCAACTTTTTCTGCTGGTTCTGGAAACTTTCAAACAGCTCGTTTCACTTCAGAGAAATACTCTGGAACTCCTGAAACAACTGAGTCCCAACAAATCCGTAGCGACAGATTGTCGTCAGGACAAATTGTTACTGGACTAACTGTAGAAGGCGGCCACAACTTCGAGCTTGCTAAAGAAACTGCAATCGAAGATTTCCTTGAATCAGCGATGTTTAATGATTGGGTTCAATCCTCTTTAGTGAGCGGAACTTTCTCTATCGACATGGCAGATGTGGATGGCCCTACCCTTGCTCGTACAGTGGGCAGCTTCATCACCGATGGAGTTAAACAAGGAGACTTCATTCAACTAGGAAGCTTCTCTGATGCAGTAAACAACAAAGTAATTATGGCGATGGAAGTATCAGCGCTTGAGATTATCTTTGCTGCTCCTATTGGAATGATCACAGCAGTTGCAGAGCCAGCAACTTTCCAAGTGTGCGATAAACTTTCAATCGGAACTGAGAAAAAATCTCTTACCATTGAGAAAACTTTCACTGATCTTACAAACAAAGGACTTATCTATCGCGGGTGCTTAGTAAGTCAGATGGAACTAAACGTAGAGTACGGCTCTCTTGTAAACGGATCATTCACCACTATGGGAAATGATTACGATGCAGCAGACGTAGCTTCCGAGTTCGCTTCATACAATGAAGACTTCGACCCACAAGCAACATCAAACACTTTGAACGGATCAGTAGATATGCCGTTCGTAGCAACTGACGTGACTGGCGATTGGGAACAAGATCAATTCTGTTTACAGAGTTTAAATCTTTCCTTGAACAACAACCTTACAGTGCAAAACTGTATCGGCAGAGCAGCTCCACAAGACTATTCTCCTGGCACAGCACAAATCACTGCAAGTCTTTCAAGCTATTTGAAAGATGCAAACTGGGACATGTTGGCAAGAAAATTAAGCCAAGCCCCATTTGCGATTGGGTTCATGGTTCAAAATCCTGATGGATACTACGGGTTCTATATTCCTGCACTTCAAGTATCTTTTGACGACCCGCAATCAGGCGGAGCGAACCAAGAGATTTCTATGGACATGCAAGGTACTTGTAAAGTGGGATCACTCGGTGAATCAAGCTTGACAATTTACCGCGCTCCTACATAATTCAAACATACGTGGAGTAATCTTCAGTGTACTCCTAGAGATGATCCACGCGACTCCCGAGCAATTAAAACTTGCTCGGGAGTTTTATTTCTGAGATAAGTTGAGAACAACAGGAGACACAAATGAAAACAAATTTAGATAAGACATTCAAAACAAACCGTACCTACGAAAAAGATGGAGTTGATTTCGCAATCGACGACAAAGTATCTTTTCGAGTTCGCCGCTTCAATTCTTCTAACCCAAGAGTGAAGGCAGCAATGGCCGCGTACCACAAACCATACGCTAGACAGATTCAACTTGGCACACTACCCCAAGAAAAATCTGATGAAATCGTGATGCGTCTTTTTATTGACGTATGCCTAGTTTCTTGGACGGGCATTGAAGACGATAAGGGAGCGCCTATCGAATGCAACAACGATAACGCCCTTGCACTATTCAAATCTCTCCCAGACCTTTTTGAATCAATCTACGCGCATGCCAATAACTTTGAGAACTACAAGGAAGAATTGGGAAACTCCTAGAGGATCATATCCGTTGGTCTTGGAAATGGCGTAAGCAGATACAAAGCGGTATCTACTACGATCTCTTGGAAAAGGGATTCCTAAAGCCTGAAGACCTCGAACCAAAGGTCGATGGTCTCGAATTTTACTATGACGCATTTGGAGAATTGGGCACTGCAAGACAATTTGGTATGGCAGTAGGCCCGATTCCCTTTACTGCTATCGCAGAATACTTTAGGATATATGATATAGAAGGTGACTTTCATGAATTCTCTGCAATCATTCGGCGCATGGACTCCGTGTATCTTGAATTGAACGCAGAAGAAATGAAGAAACCTCCGCCGAAACAGGACAAGGAGAAACCTAAGAGTGGCATCGACAACAAAAAAAATCCTAATTAAAGTTGATGTTGGAGACTCTAAGGGAGCACTTGACGCTATTTCTAAGAAGTTCGGGATGCTCAATAAGAATGTGAAATCTCTTTCTGGGAGCATGAGTTTTCTTTCTAATTCTTTAAAGGGTTTTGTAGCATTTCTTGGAGTTAGAGAACTCACTCGTATGAGTGATGAAATGCAGAACCTTTCTAACAGATTAAATATCACTACTAACTCTGGGGAAGATGCCGCGAGAGCGCTTCAAGGGATTGGAGAAATTGCAGAGAGAACAAACCAATCCATAGCGGATACCGGAGTGGTATTCAATCGTATGTCACAGTCTCTTAAGTCAGTTGGGGCATCTACACAAGAAGTTCTAGCTATTACAGAAGCCCTTACAAATACATTCCGTATT